AGGATTGTAAGTCGCCATCACTTTTCAACCCCTCAATTAATTTTTCAAGTATTCCATTTTCTTCTTGAGCTTTTTTCAATGCTTTTTCTCTTACTTCAAGTTCTTTTTCTTTTAATTTTTCTATGTTGTGGTTTCTTCGGAATTGTTGAGGCTTTCTGTTATTTAACCATATTGCACACGCTGTAACATCACCAGGCATGTGTTTAGTCGTTTTTTCTATTTTCTTATGTTCTTTTCCGTTGTTGTCTTTTTCGATTATTGTTTTTGTTTCTTCGTATTCATAACCTATCGCCCTTTTAATTAATGCGTTTTCAACTTTTCTATCAACTATTTCTCCGGTCCCTTTAAGTGCTTCTTTAAATTCAGGATATTTATGTTGCCAAACACACAAAGTCGATGTTGATATTTTAAGTTTTTCCTTTGCAATTTGCTCATAAGTCAAGCCATCTCGAACCCACCCTTCGATTAACAATAACCCATCTTCTGTCAACCAATAATCAACTATGCTGTTTCGTTTCGACATATATTACACATCCTTTACTAACTCGGTGTAATTAATTTTTTCGTCTCCCCTCATCACATACACCTCACCTTCGTTTTTTGTGAGTTCAATATATCTTTTAATAATAACCGTTGCGTATTTTTCGTCTAACTCCATCATAAAGCATTTTCGGTTTGTTTGTTCACATGCAATCAGTGTTGTACCGCTTCCACCAAAAAGGTCGAGGACGGTATCCTCTTCTTTTGTGTTGTTTTGTAATTGGTAACTAAATAAAGCCACTGGTTTCATCGTTGGGTGTTCACCGTTTCGGCTTGGCTTTTCGAAGTTTAACACAGTTGTTTGTTTTCTGTCAGAGTTCCACAGATGCCCCGAACCCCCTTTCCACCCATATAAGCAAGGCTCGTGTTTCCAATGATAGTCTTGTCGCCCCAAAACCATACTGGATTTATTCCAAATTAAGCACTCTCTTACTTTCCAGCCTGCATCCGCACAAGCCCCTCTAAAATTATACCCTTCCGAATCAGCGTGCCATATATAAAAAACCGCTCCGTTTTTCATTACGTTGTCAGCAGCTATAAAAGCTTTTTTCAAAAACTCTCTAAACTCTTCGTCTGGCATAGAGTCGTTTTCAATTTTCAAAGAGTCTTTGGTTTTCCCTTCATAACTCACATTGTAAGGTGGGTCTGTAAGCAGCAAATCTACTTTTTGTTCCCCGACTAATTTATAAACATCTTCTTCGTTGGTACTATCGCCGCACATTAATCTGTGATTACCAATATTCCAAATGTCACCACGTTTCACAATTTCTTTGGCATTTAAATTTTCTTCTAAGTTAAATTCATCTTCTTCTGCATCGTGCTTTTCTTCTATCAGTCCCAAAAGTTCTTTTTCGTCAAAGCCTAACATATCAATGCCAATTTCTGAATTTTTAAGTTCTTCAAGTTCATTTGCCAATAAATCAAAATCCCAACCTGACAACTCCGCAAGCTTGTTATCAGCAAGTATATACGCTTTTTTTTGGTACTCGCTTAAATGGCTTTCTTTTATGCATGGCACTTCTGTTATTCCCTCTTTTAACGCTGCTTGAACTCGCCCATGCCCAGCTATAATGTTGTTTTTATCATCAATTATGACTGGATTTATAAATCCGAATTCTCTTATACTTGATTGTATTTTTTTTATCTGTGCTTCATCATGTGTTCTAGCATTATTTACGTAAGGTATTAATTCGTTTGTTTTTACTTTTATGTACTCCATTTAATCACAACCTTTTTTATCTTAATTATACCACTTTAAATATTTATGTCAACATATAAAAATAACGCTGTACTGTGATACAACGTTAAATTTACACAACACTTAGCAGTTATTGCTATATAAGTTTTACTGCCTTATATTACAGATTGTTTGTATTAATTATAAGAGTTTTAAATTATAGCTTGCTAGTCATCGATATTTGTATGATATTTGATGACACATGTAACTTTTATATGTTACACCCCTAAATTAAGAATATATAATTTATTATCTGATTATATTATATCATATTGATTTTTTAAAATCAATAGTTTTGAGTGCTGTTTTTAAAATTATTGTTTGCTCTCGCTTTCAATTTTTTGGTATGTACATTTTTTGCACATACTTGTATTTTTATTGCAACAATTATTACATTTATCAAAATTATAATCGCAACAATCACAATTTTTTTGCCCTGCTAAATTTGTGCTGCATATACTTGAATACATCTTATTACATACAAACATATCTATTGTCTTGCTCATGTTAAACCACTCCTTTATATATTAATTTACGGACCTTTTGTGTTCCAAGTTTGTAGCAATCTCCAAACAAGGTTAATCCCATAAACTCGTTATATTTAAGATTGCCTTGACTTACTAATTTTATTTTATCGTCATTGTCAATAATAGTGTCTCCTACTCTAATATCTTTTATGTCTACTGCTATCTCAATCCACATAAATTATCTCCTCTTAAAGTCTTGCCTGGTCTCGTTAACAGTCTTTATTTGACTAAAATCAACGTCAAATTTATTTGATATTAAAGTTATCATCTCGTCTGACCTTAATGTTTTGCCTAAAAAGTTAAGAGTTTCTCCTGACATATAATTTTTAAATATGTCAAAAGTCTTTTGAATACGTTTTTTCCCATAGCCTTTAAGCGATAAATCATATAAATAAACTGCTATAACTGCCCTTGCAACGTCATTTGATATGCTGTTAAACATATCGTATTGACAATCAGCACAACTAGTTTTTATGTTACTTTTCATTTTTTACACCTCCATGTTTTTTAAAATGTGAGCTATTACATCTACAGTCCAACCGTTGCCTAAACATTTATATCTTTGTGCGTTGCTTATACCGCTAGTGTAATTGTCAATTAGAGTTTGCAATCTCTCACACTCAACAGGTGTTAATTTACGAATATATCCCTCGATTAATATACCATGTCGGTCCTGCACTGTAAGTGTATAAAATTTGTTGCCATCGTTAAACCTTTGACCGTTTTGCTTTTTGTTTACTCTGTCTGGAGTTATACATCCAAACAGATATTGCTCCATCTTAGCAGCACCGCCTCCAGCTTCTCCGCATAATGTTACTCCTTTGTCGTGTATATAATAAACTCTGTTAGCTTGGTTATCCGCTCTAAAATATCCGACTTTCCCGCGTTCAACTTCTTTATCTAATATTTTTAATGTTTTATCAAACGGAACTATATACTCTTTTAACTGCTCGAAAACCCCTGTTGCGTGAAATGAGCCGTTGCGTATAAAATTAGCTTTAGAAGAATTTTGATATTGACTTTTAATTGTAGCGGCTTTATCCTCAAAAACTTCTGTGTTTTCGTGAACTATATCTTTAAGTAAAATCCCTCTGTCTTTTGGTTGTTGAATATTAGGAATATTTGTCCAATACAATCTTTTTCTATTTTGTGCAGATACTAAAGCACTATTAATTTCTATTGGTTCAACTCCTAAATATTTACTTATTACATCTTGATATTCTTTTTTCATCTTTACATTTTCTAATAAAAAATATTTAGGCTTTGTTTCTTCCAATAACCTAACATATTCAAAAAACAATTTACTTCTTTCATCGTTAAAATTTAATTGTTTTCCTGCAAAACTAAATCCTTGACAAGGACTTCCTCCTATTAATAAGTCTATTTTTGGTAAATCCTCTCCTTTTACTTTTGTGACATCTCCTATACGCTTGATATTGGGATAGTTTTTTTCTGATACTTTGATAGCGTATTTATCAATCTCACTCGCATAGTATTTATCTACTTTTATCCCCGCACGCTCTAAAGCGACCATGCCACAACTTATCCCGTCAAATAGACTCAATACTTTTATACCCATTATTTTATACCTCCTAATTTTTATACAACAATTTTATATTTGTTTTTATTAACCGTCTGTCTAGCTAAATTATAATCAAATCTAGCTTTTAATAAAATCTTTGCAGCATCTTTGATTTTT